CTGAGTTTAAACCTATCAGAGATTATGTCGATGAAATCCTAAGCAGCACATCTGCGTTGACAATAACGCAGATTGCCGCTGATTACGATATCACAGCAAGGGCATTGAATAAGATTCTCGAAGAAGAGAAGGTTCAACGCAACGTGAGTGGACAATGGATTCTATATAAAAATCAAATGGGCAAAGGTTACACCAAAAGCGAAACATTCACATTCACACGTTCAGATGGTCGATTGGATTCTAAAATCACCACAAAATGGACTCAAAAAGGCAGATTAATGATCCACGAAATTATGAAAAGCCGAGGCATTGATGCGGTGTGCAAGGATATCGCATGAACCTATTAATAGATGCAATATATGAGTTTTATAAAAATCCTCAGAATCTAGTTGATTTCGAGGAATGGAAAGAGAGGAAAAATGAAGATTCACAGATTGAGAGCAGCGGAGAAACGTGCAAAACGAAGAGCGCTGCGCAATAACGAGCCAAGCACATTTGAAATGCTAGTATTCACAGCATTCACGCTGTTTTTATTCTTCGGTATTTCATATTGGTGGGTTACAGGGGAGTATATTCGCTTATGGTAGATAAAATTATCAATCTATTGGCAGCCACAATCTTCACTATCACGATGGCTGTTGCTCTTATTGATTTGGTGATATTCATCACAAAATAAAAAAAGTGCCATTTCTCAAAAGGAGAAATAGCACTAAGCCTTCTTGCGAATTACAAGAAAGGCAACCACACACTTATATTTTAGATGATTCGATACGAATTGTAAAGAAAGGAAACCACACACATGGAAATGACAGAAGTTCAAGTAGTAAAAAATGTAGAGCCTCAATTGATTCAATCTGTAGGCCGAGCGGTATGGAACAATGAGGAAATCTCCAAATATTTAGAGGAGAAATTAGCCAAATATAACAATCTTGTAGTTACACAGGATAATTTGAAAGAAATGAAGGGTGTCCTTCGTGAAATCGTGAGTGTTCGAACACACTTGCAGCGATTTGGCACCGAGCAAAAACGATTATTGAAAGAGCCTTATAACGTGTTCGCCGCTGAACTCGACCAAGTTCTTGCGGTAGTCAGCCGAGTTGAGGCACCTATCTCCAATCAGATTCAAGAGTTCGAGAATATCGAAACCGAGAAACGCAAAGAATTAGTAATGAATATGATTCGAGATAAATTCGAGGTGCTTGGTATTCGTGAGGAATATCGAAATCGTTTTGTGGCTGATCCAAAGTGGTGGCAAAACAAAACCGCCAAAATTGATGCCACAGCAAGTGCCATTGACTCCGCAATGAATGAACTCTTAACGCAGCAAAATAACGATGATGAACTTGCAAAAATGCGAGCAGAGAAGGAAGAAATGGTCAAATTAAAGATTGAATTATTCAACTCTCAATATGAATTGAATACACCAATCACCTTCGATGATGTGGCTCATAAGGTAATGAATGTTTCTATATCCGAATTAGATGGATATCTCGCCGATGAGTTCGATAAACGATTGGAAATCGAGATGCAAGCTGCTAAGGCCCACACAATCGATGTTGATAAGGTGGAGCCTGTAGCAGTAGAACTTCCACTCCCACAACAACCTATGAAATTTGAGGAAGTTGAAGAACCTATCCGCACAACATATGTTGTGAAATTGACTGAATCTCAACGCAAAATCATCGAAGATACTTTGAATAAAATCGGTGTGGAATGGAGCAGAATCTAATGAAACATAGTGAATCACTTATTGAAATCTCAAAGGCATTGGCTAAATTTCAAGCGGATGTGTCGGATCCGGAACGCAATAAGAAGAACGAATTTCTGAAAAGCAAATATGTAACCCTCGATGCATTGCTGCAAGCGGTTCGGCCTATCTTGGCAAAGAATGGCATCTCATTCTTACAAATTCCGGAAACTTCTGAGGGAACTGTAACTGTAACCACTCGATTATTGCATGAAAGTGGCGAGTGGATTGAGGCAGAGCCTTTCACATTGCCTTTGGTTAAAAAGGATCCGCAAGGTGTCGGCAGCGTGGTAACGTACGGCCGAAGATATAGCCTCTCTTCAATCCTCGGTGTTGCTTGGGAAGAAGATGACGATGCCAACTCCAATAATGTGTCCGAAGTTACAATTCAAGCCTTGGATGAAGTTGTTGAGTTAGCAACAGCAAAAGGGATTGAGAAATCAGATTTGGCCAAATACACGAAGGCTACATTCAATAAGATTAGCACTCAACTAGATTTGAGCGAAATTCAACAACTGAAAGCGTGGGTAAATAGTTACTAATGAAATGGAGTACAAAAGGCATTGAAACATTCAAATCCCCTATTGGAGTAATGGTGATGATGCCGGCTCCACGAGATAATGAACTCGCTAAAATCGATAAGGATGTTGAGTACTCCATCGAAATCAAGAAGAAGTCTAAATCTCGCAGCTTGAATGCCAATGCATTCTGTTGGGTTCTGTGCGAGAAAATCGCAAAGGAACTATCTAAGAATGGCTATATATCGAAGGTCGATGTGTACAAACGAGCCATCAGAGAATGTGGTGTGTTTGAGCGAGTGTTAGTACTGCCGAGTGCTAAACAGAAAATCATAGATAGATGGAGCCGGAACGGATTGGGGTGGTTTGCTGAGGATATGGGCGAAAGCACAAAGATTGATGGAACCACAGTCCTATTCTTATATATGGGTTCATCATCATATGACACTAAGCAGATGGCAAGGCTGATTGATAGCCTAGTTACAGAATGCAATCAGTTAGGCATAGCACTAGAGGATAGCAGCTATATCAATTCACTCCTTGATAGGTGGGAAGATGAACAGCCGAAAGAAGGCTGATGAGGCCTTATATAAAAAGACTAGACCACAGGCCATTGAACGTGATCAAGGGTTATGTGTGTTGTGCGGTGCGATGGCATCCGAAGTGCATCATATCCTGTTCCGTGGCCGAGGTGGTTTGTCGAATCTTGAAAATTTAGCTTGTTTGTGTAGGGAATGCCACGAAATGGCACATGGCCCACAAGCAGCAGAGGTGATGAAAGTATTAAAAGAGAGGATATCGAAATGAATCACGAGTTCGATGTAACAGTAAAAGCGGTGTTATTGATGCGAATCAAGGCACTTGCAAAAGAAAATGGTGCTTACAATTCCAAACAAACAGTTATCGATGAATTATATTCCATATACTGCTTTGTTTGTGCTTGCTGCAATACGGAAGTACCATCATTGAATGAATTAATCGGAAATGAGGATGTGAAAGATGAGCAATGAAGATAAGATGCTGAGTCAGTTCGGCGCTGCATGGGTTACTGTAAGAGATTCAATCAAAGAGAATGCATTGAAATCAAATGGCTCACCAATCCCATATAATCCGTTATTCTTCGTATTGACCGAGAAACGCACAAAGGTGCCGGCGAATGATGTAAAAAGCATGATTGATTATGCTCTTCAAATTGGATATTTGAAGATGGGCAGATCTAAAGAATATGTGAAGTTCTAGGAAGGTGGTAATAAATGGCTCGCCCAATAGCGAAAGGGGTGAATTACTTCCCTCTAAATGTGGGTTTCTTATCTGATATCAAAATCAGAAAAATCATGATGGCACATGGGGCCTCGTCAATTGCTGTAATCATCTACATTTTAACCAACATCTACAAAGATGAAGGTTACTTTATGAAGGTTACTGATGATGAGATTAATCTCATCGCATTTGATACAAGAACAAGTGTCGAGATGGTGGCTGCTGTTATCGAAAAAGCGTGTGAGGTTGATTTATTTTCCGCCGATATGTATAAGCAGCATCAAATATTGACCTCAAAAGGAATACAAAGTCGCTACATTAAGATAACAGAAAGACGGAAGAAACCCATGTTATTGACTGCATACTGTTTACATGATGATTACAATAACTCAGTTAATGTTGACATTATGTCTACAGAAACTCAATTAATGAGTGCCGAAATGCAACAAAGTAAAGTAAAGAAAAGAAAAGAAAATATAAAGGAAAGTAAATATAAAGTAAATAAAAGTAAAGAAAAGAGTTTTCTACAACCTGTATTCAATAATTGGTTGAATAATTTTGGTGATATCTCTTCT